CGCTGTACCAAGTCTTGGCGCGTCAGCCGAGGGCCGGGCACTTCGCTTGGTGTGGCTTGGCCTGCGGCCTTTGCCTCCAACTCGGCCATGCGCCGCAAAGCAGCCAGTTCTTCACGAGGTGTCATTATTTACCTCCCCCGAAACGTGAACGAAGCTGGTCCAATTCTGCTTGTTCGGCGGGCGTAAGAGCGCCGCTTGCAGGAGGTTGCGCGGCGGCCCCAGGTTGCATCAACGCTTTTACCGCCGCGTCCATTTCTGGAGTCCAAGCCCTGCCTGCGCGAACTTTTGCGCTGTCAATAAGTCTCAGCATCCGCTTTCTTTTATCTTCCACCGCGTCAGCTTTATCGGTGAAAGCCGGAATGTACGCTGCCATTTGCGAGTCAAGTTGCTCTCTGTTGTACGCAGCACCAGTGGACAAATACAGCATAGCGTCGAGCGCGTCGCGTTGCGCGCCGTACACAATCTGACGCTGCGCGCTGCGCGCTACGTTGGCCGTGCCTGACAACCCAACAGACGCCGGCGCGGCTTCCAGCACGCCTGGCTTAAGAGCGCCGGGCTCTTTTTTAATCACTTCGTTAATCGTTTTTGCCGCGTCCAAAATGCGCCCGAGGTTATAGCTGGCTTGTTGCTCGGACACAGCAAGTTCTCTACCTCTACCTTTGAGCGGCTCACCCGGCGCCGCAGCTCCAAGAGCAGCGGGCACAGCCGCAGGCGCACCGGCAGAACGCGCAGCGTTAGCTGCCGCACCAGGCGCGGCAGCGCCGGGGGCAACTGGGCTGGGAGCAGAAACAGCTCCCGGTGCGGCGCCACCCAAAGTAACGGGGAACGCTTGCAACGTGCGCTTGTTGACGCCAACAACTGTTCCGTCTGCTTGTTCTTTTAGCTCAAAGCCAGGGTTAGCGCGCTCCCACGCAAATTTTTGTTGGTCAAATGCAAGGCGCTGCGCTGCAACAGTGCTGCCCCGTGCAGGCGCCCCAAATTCGCCCATCGTGACAGGCGTAGCAACACCAGTGCGGTTATTGATCGCAACGTACCTACCGTCGTCAAGCTGCTGTATGGTCTTACCGGGATTGGCCTGCTCCCATGCAAACTTCTGCCTTTGAAACTCTAGCGTCTGCGCGGCGACAGTGCTGCCCCTTGCAGGCGCGCCAAGTTCGCCCATCGTAACGGGCGTAGCAACACCAGTGCGATTGTTAATCGCAACGATCCTACCGTCGTCAAGCTGCTGTATGGTCTTGCCGGGGTTAGCTTGCTCCCAAGCAAATTTTTCGCGCTCAAACGCCATACGCTGCGCTGCGTTTTCTCGCTCAAATGCCAAACGTTGCGCCGCAACAGTACTACCCCGCACAGCAGGCGCGCTTGGCGCAGCAGCGCCTGCCGCAAGAGCATTCGCATCCGCTGCGCCGGGCGCCAGAGCATTTGTGCCCTGTGCAGCCGCCGCAGGGGCGCCCGCCGGCGCGCTAGGCGCGCCCATCGTAACTGGTCTGGCAACTCCGGTGCGGTTGTTGATTGCGACAATGGTGCCGTCTTCAAGTTGCTGGATAGTGTTGCCGGGGTTGGCTTGCTCCCAAGCAGATTTTTGACGCTCAAACGCAAGTCGTTCTTGCGACACGGCAAGCTGCCCTTGAGCGGTTATGTCGCCAATCGTAGGTGTTTTTGTTATTTCAGGCATGCCTGCGATGGGCAAGCCATAGCCCGGCAAATTAGGATTGTTTTGAATGTTGACAAATCGACCGCCCGCTTCTTGTCGCGCAATGTTCGGCTGCATCATGGCAACCTTGTCTTTGGCGTCCAAAAACTGAGCAATTTTTTGCATCCGCCATTGTCTGTATTCCTCTGGCGGCATGTTTTGAAGCTGATTGATCTGCTGCGACGCCGAAGTCATGTCAATCTCGCCGTTTCGCACCGCTCTGGTAAGCTGTTCAATAGCCAGTTGAGGCGTGTCTGCCGAGCCTGCGTTTTCCCAAGCCTGCCTAAATTTTTTCTGCTGAAGCCCAAATTGACTGGCCGCAGTCTCAGCCCTGGTCTTTTCTAGCGTTGCGGCCGCAGCTTGACGTTCAGCTTCTGTCTTAAAAAAACCAGGAAGAATCGAACCTTGTCCTTTTTGCGCCGCTTCAGCCGCAAAACCCGCCGCGTCAATAGTTCCCGTTTCCGGGTTAAAGTGACGCGCGTACAGTTCATTTTGAATGGTGGCAGATCGTTCGGCGCGTTTTGCGGCCTCTAGCTGATAGTTTGCCAGCTCTGCTTGGCGCTGGCCGCCCATGATGCTTTGAATCTGCGCGTACTCGGCCAAGGCGTTGCGCGGCTGGTACTCGACCGTGGGTCGGTACGACATCGCGATGTTGGGATTGACAAGTGCCATGATTAGTCCTTACCGATAGACCATGTACGAAGGCGTGTTGGCAAAGCCCTCTTCGGACGTGTATCCCATACCACCTCCGTAACCGCGTGCAAGCGCCTGCTGCAACAGCGAGTTGCGCGCCTGCTCTCCGCTATAGTTCATGTATTGGTTTAGCCCACCGCCTATTGCGCCAGCCATGCCCATGTAGCCCGAGCCTCTAGCCTGAGCAGCAGCGCCGAGCGCCTCACCGGCCCCCGAGGCGTACGCTTGCCCCGCCGCGCCTAGCGCGTTGGTCGAGGTCTGACCGACGCCGGCCAGCGATTGCAGCGGGTTGAGCCGCGCGCTGCGCTCGGCCTGGTAGCGGTTAAATGCGTTCTGATACTCTTGCGAGCCCATCTCTTGGCCGAACCGCGTCAGCGCCTTGCCCGTAGCGCCGCCCATCAGCCCGCCCCGCGCCGCAGCGGATCGCTCCAGCGCCTTCTGGCCCTCCGACAGCCTGAATGCGTAGCCAGGATCAGCCTGAAACGCATTCATGCTAAACGGCGTGTAGTCAGCCGCCGCCTCCAGCTTGCCCAGCGCCCGGACGCCTGCCTCGCGGAACGGGGCTTGCAGCTCTACCTGCCGCTCAAACTGCTGCCGTTGCAGTTCAGCAGCGCGGTCAGCAGCGGAGGCTTGTGTGCTGGCGGCGCTGCTCGACGCCCTGCTGCCAAGCAAAGAACTGCCAATAATCGCGGCGGGGATCATCCATGCGGCCATGTCAGGCTCCTTAAGTCACTTCGCGTCCACTGACGCGCATGTTGATGGCGCTGGCAGTTCCAGCAATTGTACTGATGAAGTCGCCGATGCCAAGCACTTGGCCCACCAGTTCGGGGAAGGTGTACACCTCGGACGCCTGAAGCGTCTTGGTCTTGGTAATCAAGTTCTGATTGCCCGCCGAGCCAGCAGCCGTGACGAGGTTGACGCTGATCGTCGCGGCGCTGGCGCTGTAGTTCGTTGCGGTGAACTTGTCGATGATGGTCGTCACGCCAGTCGCGGTGTACTGGGTGGTTTGAGTGTTCTCGACCGTTTTGGCCGGAACGAGGACTTTGACTGAAACGGTCATGACTAGACTCCCTGTAGTGTCGGCACAGAGGCTATCGACACAGTTAATATGACTGACGGCGTGGCCGGGCGAACTGGTCCAGTTTTTGCAGCAATGTACTCAATTGTAGTGGAGGTGTCAGTAGTTGCCCACATCAACTCAATGTATTCGTCAGCGGCTAAATCGACGAACAGGTTTAGCGCGCCGATTAAGTGCCCGTCTGTGCCGCCGTGCCGATTGGGCACGGAAAACTGGCTGTTAGTGTCAGGCACATCCACGCCGTTTTTACGCATCCAAATATCGGTGTCGTGGATGTTGTTGTCGGTGTTTACAAATTGAACGCTGAACTGAATGTTGTACGTCCCGGCAATCTCACACCTGACTTTGGACTTGCAGGTGCCGGTGATGGTCGTAGACGCTACGGTCTGCGACACGCTGACCTGATAGGTGCCGGTGCTGCCGTCCGTGCCAGTCAACTGAGACACGATGCGAGTTCCAGCCGTAACGCCGGTGCCCGTGATCACCATGCCAGGGTAGATTGGCCCCGAGGTGATCGCTGTCACTGTCATGGTGGTCGTGGCAATCGACGCAGTGAACACGGCTGTGCGGTCTTCTATCGTGACGTTTTTGCTGAACTGCGTGGTGTCGTACAGCAGCGGGTACGCCGTAGTTGTTGAGCCGTCAGGCTGGTTGGCCGTGCTGTAAAAGGAGCCGTATACAAACTGCGGAATCTGCGGCGTGGTAATCGGCGCAGACTGAAGTGCGTCGATCTGCTTTTGCATCTCGGCTATCTGCGACACCAAAGCCGAGCAGCAATCTGCCAACGCTGCTGCTTGGATTTGCTTAGTCAACTCATCGCTCAAGTCAACCGCAGGTGGCAGCGTCTGCAACTCCTGCCGCACGGCGTCGAGCGAAGCCTCAAGAGACGCAATCGTTGACTCGGCGCTGAACGTAAGCCCTGAGTCGTCAATGATCGCCGTGGCCGCGTTGTTGAGCGACAGGAAAAACAAGTACCAAGCCCTGTCGATCAACCCCGTGCGGGGGTCGATCAACGGCACCCGTGGCGGGGTGATTGGCGTCGGCGTCGCGTTAGGGCTAGGCATTCGTTGGACTCAGAATCAACTCTGCGCCCATGATGCTGATCTTGACCGGATCGGTGCCCGATAGCTCATAAACGCGGTCGCGCAGCTTCAGGGTCATGCCCATGCGCCGCCAGAACACCCGGCGGTAGTATTCGCCGATCTTGCCGATCTGCGCCCAGTGCTCGTTGCCCCATGTGTGGCCGCCGTCGTCCGACCAGCGCAGCATGACCTCGGGGTTGCTGCCTTGGCCCAGATTCAGGCCAGTACCGGCCTCAATGTCCAGTTGCAGGCTGTGCTGCGCGGTGCGTTTGAGGTTGTTCTGGCCGGTAGGCAGCGCCCGCCACGACCGCAGCCACTTTTGAATCTGGCCGTTGTCCGAGTAGTCGTCCAGATCAAAGGCGTAGATGTTGCCATTTTCGTAGTCGCCAACAACGATCTTGTTGTTGAACGCCATCTGGCAGTTGCTGCGGTGCCGGGTGAACTCGCCGTTGCTCCAGCCAGCCCGCTCGTGCCAGGCTTGGGTGGCGGCGTCGTAGACCCAGGTCGTGTTGGCGCTCGGGAAGATCAGCACATAAAAGCTGTGGCCGTCTTGCTGGTAGGTGTACGCGATGGCGTCCGACAGATCGCTGTACTGCTGAATCTGCCACTCGACGGCGTGGGTGCTGATGCGCTGGCCGGTGTAGCCGTTGGCCCGGTAGACCATGCCTTGGCCCCGGCGGTCACGCCCAAGCCAGAACAAGGCGTTGTCCATCTTGGCAACCGAAAACGGGGCCGCGCAGCCCAGCTCGTTAAACGCGCCTTGGATGCGCTGAAGCGGGAAGTCGGTTGCGCCGGTGTCGTACCAGACCTCAATTGAGTTGGTGCCAAAGGCCCAGATTTCGCGGAAATTAGACGCCACGGCAACCAGCCCGTCAGGCGAGCCCTCGGTGCTGGCAAACTCTAGAGGGTCAATCGACGTGCCGTCCAGCAGCGCCGTGATCCACATCTTTTGGCTGTTGGGCTCGTTGAAGACGAAGTAGCCGTCGAGATACGCCACGGTCACGGCGCCGGGAAAATCCGGGTCGGTGATCTGCCCAAAAGCGTTGGTCGTGTTGTTGTAGATGTAGCTCGGGCCGTTGGCCGCGATGAAAAGCTGCGTGCCGTTGTCGGCCATGCTGACTGGGCCGGTGCCTGCCACGGTGCCCAGCAGCGTCGGCGCGTAGCTGTTGTTGATCTTGTAGAGCTGCGTGCCCGACACCACGAAGCCGGTGCCGTCTTGCGGCGAGAAGGCCCACAGGCCACGGATCGGGCCGGTGCCAATAGAGTTAAGCAGCTTCAGTCCCGGAGCACGGTTCAGGAACGCCGGCTCCTTGCCCGCCTCGGGCACGATCTCGGGGAACAGGTTGACCATGCGGGCGTCGGCAGCGTTGACGCTGCGAGCCACATAGGTCGAACCAAGGATCGGCGTTTTCATCAGTAGTTACCGGCATAGATGTTGTACCGCTGCCGCGTGGCAATCAGCGAATACGGCATCGACATC